ATGACTATAGCCAGCAGGTGTCACGATCACCCGCGCGGTTGTTGTCTTCTTACGGTCACAAAAGAAAAGTTGTTTTTTTCTTTAGAACTTGCATTCAGTGTATACCGGATTGTATAACCCACCAAAGTTAAGAACAAAAGTATTTTTATATTTAAATATCATACCGTCAACCATTTCGTTGCCTTACAACGACAGCAGATGCTGACACCAGCACCAGTTTAATCCCAGAGGTCACCATCATCATAAGAATGACCGACTACACAGTCTCTATTAGCATACGGGTCAAACCGTACAGCTTCCAGAGCCTTGTTTTGTCGTTCGGCAGCCTCTCGTTCTCTATTACAACGCTGCTCAAGCGCTGCAGTATCAAGCGAATAGTCCTCACAATTGTGTCCGGCATAACCACGAGCACCATACGTTAACCTGCAATAATAGCAGGGGTCAAAATGAGATTTGTCTTGCAACATTCCCAATCTATCACGATAACGTAGGACACATCGTTTATGCAACAATCCAAAACCCATGTCTTCTACAAGCTTAGGAGGATTGTTGAACCGTTCACAAATGCGCTTAACTGTCAACAAATAGGAAACCGTGGACTGAAAGTCTCCCATTTGGGGCTCAGATGATCTCAAGAAAAACTCGGCTGATTGCTCAGCCTCACGCTCGCGCGCTCTCTCTTCGAACATCAGATCTGCTTCCGCAGACAACCGTTTTTCCTCTTTCTCCGAGGACATCCGCATACGCACCCTAAATAGCAAATTTTTAAATGTTTTTTTAATGCGTTCTTCAACGCGTGTTTTTAAGCAAGGGCGAACGAAGACCACCTCACGTCGTTTTTGTTGATTGACTGTCACCCCAGTCTCTCGACGTTCAAGATGGCGCGTACGTTTCCTCTCCCTTTCCCAATGCCCTAAAGCGCAATTAAACTCCCAAAAATTCAAAATTGTTTTGTTGATATCATAATCAACTTTTTTTTGTTTCCAGAACCATAACAATTTGAGGTTCGCACCTCCCATTATTATGGTGTCGTTAGCCTTGAACATATGCTTGAAACTTGACTTCACCATCTCCAGAGGAAATGTGAAGCCGTTATCATCACTAACCAGCTCAGAGTTCACGCATTGCCCAATGAATTCAGCATCGTAAGACAACCTCTTCCATGGGACATCCAAAGCATCAGGACATTTTTGGTTTTTACATTTTTTTTTATTTTTTGACTCGTAGCCCGAGTCAGAATCTGGAGCGTAACGCTCCACTTTCATGTCAGGCCCCGGATTTTCTTCGATGTCTCCACAGCGTAAAAGCAAACTCCTTGTATCCCAATTACCAATAAAGCCCCCAGATATCTTGATCCTCTGGTAGGCATCAAACGATACCCATCCCCCAGATTCGTCAATTGTTGCTCCAGGCACAGTTGACTTATGGATGTGCACAGTCACCAACTTGTCGACGTTTGCACCGGTCTTCTGGATTTTTACTACATAATTAGTTCTCAGAAACGAGAACCTAATCGTGTGGTAACTGGCGTACTCCACGCTAGTAAAATGAAACCTCGAACGATCAAAAGGCTCCACGAAATCATCAGACCCACTTGTCCACATCTCCACGTCTTTTAGCGTATTGGTAAAGACGGGAGCAAGAATCGAGGGATTGGCATTCAAAGCAAAAACTAACTCCAAATTCCAATTTACGATAGGGCTCGCCATACCCATGGGAGCCGAACCAGAAAGAATACCATCCTTCACAGAACGAATAGAATCATTCCAATTTTCCACAAATTGAGAACGCATGATATACTCATACGTAGGTGGAACATAACCCAAGTACTTGATGTAATCGCATACTTGTTGGAATTGATACTCTCTGTTTCCCAGACAGTTCAAAAAATTAAGTGCACGTTCATATGACTGACGTGCTGTTTTTACCTCAGAGTGAGGATTTAAGAATTTAGACATTACTCTATTATGATCAAAGATCGCAGACACTTTGCCATCCTCCATACGTGTGAAGCCGCGCTGCAAAAACTGAAGTTCAAAAGGAATTGGACCAAACTCCGGGGCCTTCTTTGCCCAAGCATCGACCGTGAAAACCATACCAATTTTTTCTGTCTCCATTTTCATTTTTTCGAAATTAAGGTAAGGCCTTGATGACGATTTGAGATTGTCGTCACCGTACTGCGAATGCACCACAGATCGCACAGTTGCAAGATCAACACCAGCACGAAGTTCCAAATAAGGATTCAAAACTTCGTGATTGGTGGTGTTAACACTTGCAGTATTAAACATACCACTCGGTATGCCGTGCCACCTCTGATACACCTCGCCTTGAGGCCCAACCCAAGTGCTAGAACTCATACCCAGAGAAAGGACTCGTTGCACGTTAGTCCATGAAAACGCCTTACCATTATAAACAAATTTGCCCTTGGGCAAAGGATTTAAACGCAAATCGACAGAAAAATGAGTGAATTGCCTCGGCATTCGAAGATCCTGAAAAGAATAGTCTGTACCATAGACGTACCGGCCCTTATGCTGTTGGTACAAACGGTTCCATTCATTATTATGGATCCCGATTTTCGAAGCAAGGCCGTCCCAACGACCCTTTTGTTGCGAGATGGCAAACGCCTGCGTAGCCATCCTCTCGACAATCTCCATCTCTAAGGCGGCACCTATGATCATTCTAGGCGCGCCAGAAGCTATTTTTGAGGCTTTAATGGTCTCAGCCTTCGGGAAAGTCATGTGGAAAGCAGGCGTTTCCCCTCTCAAAAATTGCTCCGTGGCCCGCTTAAAATCGCGGTGTGCCCAAACATCGTTTTTCGTAGCCCCCAAATGAGAAAAAAACCCTTTACTGTTACGAACAGTCTTTTTGTAGCTGGGGTCCCTTTGAATCTCGAAAGGAGTCACGAATTGCCGGACGGTATCGACATACCTATCCCTGACGATGTCACATGCTCTTCGAAAATCACGCATGTGCAAATGGACAACCGGGGTCGCCACCTTCTCCATCCTACCTTTGAACCACTTTCCCTCATGGTCCAAGCCCTTCAAGGAATAGTCCCATTTCTCTTTCTCGTATGGGTTTCCTTTATTTGACAATCTTATGTTGGGATTGCTCTCAACATATTTTTGAAGAAACGGGTCGCCATACAATTGATTTTTAGGCAAGCGATCCCATTTAGACAGAGTGCCGACTTTCACAGCACCAGGTTTTGACACCAAAAATTTTGTCAATTGGTCTCTTGATAAGTCGTAAGGACTATCAATCCCCAGTTGATTCAACCGCTTGCGCCAGTCGACTTTGGCAATCTTGATGAGTACTTGGCGAGTACTCTTCTCATCCATGCCATACGTATTTGACATGATATGGAGCTTGTCACGGAAAGAATTTATCCTCATTCTAGGGAATGTCACTTCCCGCGTCTTTCCTTTCGAGTTGGTTATTCTCATAACCACAGTCTGGTCCCGGCTCTTAGCGCCGCCGGTAGCGCAGAAATTTGTGTTGAGGATTAATGTTATGTTGGTGTGTCCCCTCACCTCCAACATAGTGCTAGATTACCTCCGCTTGTGCATCGGCATTTAGGCTAGATCTAGGCGGTCTACCTTTGGTCGCGAAACTAATCGCTTTCTTGATTAACTAGAAGTACCCAAATGTACTTGTCTGTGGCATGGCTAGACAGTCCTTTGACGCTTCCCATGTATCAATGCCACACATGGATATTCCTGCTGGCTGCAAGAACAGGGCCATACAATCACTTACTCCCCAGATTGTGCGGTCGTCGAACGTAAACGTCGACCCTTGCTTACCCTTGGTCTTGGGTCACCTTGCTTTATCTTTCGCAATTTCTAACATGGACTGCTAGAATTGTTAAAGCCTGGCCTCGTTGCTGCGAGCTTTGTGGTATCGAGTTACACGTAACTAGCCGCATCCAGTTGCCTGAATGGACCGCCACCCACTTCGTATGTGGTTGGCCGAAACGATGACATTCTAAATGACTTGTTCTAAGTCTGATGGCATAGGCATTTCCTCCCATGACTGACTGCACCTATAAACAACATAGGTGTCGGTAAGGGACAACGCTATAGCGGCATAAAGCATACCCAAGTGCCTGAGATACCCCCTCAAGCAATATAACATAAAATAACTTACATTATATATCCTTCGATATATACATGATGAAACGATAAGATCACATCATGCAACGTTAAATCGTTGTGTGCCCCCGTG